AACGCGTTCTTGCCGATGAAGATCCACGCAGCCGGGTTAACCTTGCCATTCTGCCCATAATCCCACCACATTTGTTGTATGACATCTATTGCTTTTTTAATCGCGCCACAGTGTTCCGCGGTTCTGTAATCGCCGTTTCTCCATCTTCTGACTGTTTCATCCGAAACGCCGATCCAGTTACCCAGTTCTTTGATGTTTGGTTTCTTGTCGTTATCGACGCACCAGTTGAAGTACTTCTGGATTCTCTGCTCCACCTGTTTGGGGTCAGAGATATCGATCGGCGGCTGTTCAAATGCTGTCAATGCGTACCTCAGATACCTGGCGTTATCTCCCGGTTCCGCGTACTCATACCCGAACTTCTGAAGGTCAGGACGGTTCCGGTGCTTTTTCTGCTTTACGGCAGCCTCAGCGACTTTCTGAATCTCATTCTTTTCCGGCATAACGATCATCCTCCCTACTAATCAAGCCGCGCTCCACGGCGATATCGAACTGTATCCTGTGGTCCATCTTCCAGATCATCCAAGCGGGCATCTGGTACGTTTCTGCCAACTTTTCTGCTGCGGTACGCCGGTCATCCGGGGGCGTGTTGTGCAGGGCGTAGCAGCAAGCACGCGCGGTCCTGCTTTGTTTTCTGAATATCCTGTCGCACATCAGCCAGTTGAGCGCATCGACGTCATTTTTGAAAATCACGTCATCAACGCTCGGCAACTTTTCTGAATCGGCGAATGTCGATACATAGAAGTTGAGCATATGGTCGGTATAGGCGGCAAAAAACGGTTTCCTGTGTCCACCGTCAGGGTGGTGCTGTCCCCGTCCACCCGTGACGGTCGTGTCCTTGAGCATCAAACGATCCCTCCAATCTTTCTGATGTACGTTTTGTACGTTGACAAAACCCCGAACGTACATCGCAACGTACATTTATTTTTTGACAAAACCCCGCCAAATCAAGCCACAATCACCTATATATAATATAAAATGTACGTTATGTACGTTATAATATGTATACAATACTCATACTATAGCGCTTGCTTTTCTGAATCCGCGAAACACATATACTCTATATATAGCATATATATGTTCCCCGGAAAATAACGTACAAACGTACATTTGTCATCCAGCAAACCTGACACCCTGCATAAAATCGGCCTAATTGTCAAAATATCAATGCACACAGCCGATTTTTTGAACGTACATCGACGTACATCGACGTACAGTGACGGTTATTTTTTGCGCCGGGTGCTCTTGTTTTCTCTCCTCCAGAGGTCGCGGATATCGCGATCAGTACGGGCCATGCGCACCATGATCCTGTCTTCGTAGGCCTCACCGAGCAGCGCGTCCCGGACCTGCTGACGGTATTCCTGAAGCTCCTGATGGGTAAAAGTGTCCCTGGCGTAAACTCGACCGGTATATCGGCCTCTGAGGTCGCTATACACATCATTCATCCGTTGGTACTGCTCAGGAACGCTCAACCCTGACGGGAAAGAACCGGGCCGCATATGATGAAGCTCCGTGTAAACCTGATCGACTGTCGCTCTCGGTTCCCCGTATCGGTCGTACCTGCTGTCTGCTATCTGGATCGAGTATTTGTTCTCGCCGTAGTTTACATCGGCCTTGTACCCTCGCGACCCAATTTGCTGATAGTGTCTTGTCGAGTCCATATACAATCTGTTCTGCGGATTCGCGAGGCTTCTGAGTCTAAGATACACCTCATCATTGCTGCCGTCCTCACCAGCGTATCTGTAATCATACGTCCGGGCCACGATGTCACCGGCGAGCGAGTCGAGTCTTTCTGCTTTCCTCGGCGCGATCAGGTATTGACCGTTGGCACCCAACCTGACGTTGGCGTAGCGCATGAAGTCCTCGATCTCTGTGCGCAGCCACCGGACGTCCTCGTGGACATTGAACCGCTTAAGAAGACTGCTTGCGGCCCTGCTGCGTCCGAAGCCCATAGCCATGGACGGGCCACCGCGACCACCGAACAGCTGAAGATTAAATCTCATCAGATTTGAACCTGCTTTCTATCGTCCCGATTTTCTGAATATTGCCGCGGCACTCTTTCGGTACAGCGCCGAAGAACAGGATCACGGACGGGTTGAGATGTTCCAGCATGGCGTCATAGCCCATCATGAACCGTCTGAACCGGGGCTTGTAGCGCATGACGCCGGTGGAGCAGACGGCGACCGGCGCGTTGACCGGCTCGCCGTCGAAGCACCAGTCGAAGCTGCTCTCGTCGCTCCAGCACGGTGACGGTATGACACGCAGGCCCTGCTGTTGCCAGTACGCGCCGACGAGGTGTTTTCTGTAATGGTTCCACTTTTGCATCGGCAAGGGGAAGTCCATAAACAGGCTGAAGTCGGGCGTTATGACGTAGTCATACGGTCTGAGCAGCTCTGTATTGACCTCAAGGCGGTTCCAGACGCGCTCGAACATATAGTCCTCCAGGAAGAAGTGGACGCCCTTGCCCTTCGTGACGCGCTGTGACCTTGCGTAGTTGAAGCCGATCCACTCACAGCCGTCATAGGTCTGAGGCGCGATGATCGGGACGTCGTTGTCCGTCATGTCGAGGCCGAGCGAGATCAGAAAGTTGTTTCCGTATCTCTGAACGTTCTGCTTGGCATCGATCAGGAACCTTGTTTGCTTCATTTCTGAATACCCCTTTAGAATGGCAGCGGCTCATCGTCCGCCGCTTCCCATGCGATCTCCCGCGTGATCAACACAACGCACTGCACGGTATCGCCGCCGATCTTCTTGCGCTTGGTCAGGCGGTTGTTTTTGGTGTTCGGGCCGTAGTCGTCCGCTTCGATCTTGCCGTGTTTCTTGGCCCACATCAAAAACGTCTTGGGCGAATACCCATTGTCCTCAAGTATCCGGTCGAACACGCTCCTGATGACGCTGGTCGTCCCATCCTGACGGACGCCCCAAATTTCGCCGGTGCTGTCTTCCTTGAACCTGTTCTGATTCGCAGCGAGGTATCCGCACAGCCATGCCCAACACCGGGCGTTCTGATCGGCGTCTTCGGTGGTGACGAGGTAGGGGAGGATATCGTCCACGGTGAGCGCGTTGCCGTCATGGAAGATGAACTCATCTGCCAACCGGTCGGCGGTGAGCAGCACGGACGCGGACAGCACCTGCTTGTCCTGGACCGGTCCGGCGAGCTGACGGTAGTAGTCGTTCTGGATCTGGCGCGCCCTCGTGATGGTATCGTCCTTGGTCAGTTCAGAGACGAACCGTTTGCCCGCGAAGCCGTAGTTTTCCTGAAGGAACCCGGCGGCGAATCGCGCGTCATCGAAGACCTTCTGATCGCCCACGCTGACCTCGATGGTGCGGACGGACGCGCCGGTTCCTGAATTGCTCTTGACGACCGGCCACTCGCCCGTTGTGACGAACGTGGTCGCCCATGACTTCTGAGTCTGAAGCCCGCCGCCCTTGACGCCTCGGCCCTTACTGACGCCCTCGCACAGGGCGTAGATGATATCGTCGAACGTCTGACGGTCTGCGATGACCTGCAACTCGTCCATGAACACGGGCATATTGCAGCAAAAGGCCGCGAACAGTTCCTGACTGACCTTGGTCCCGGAGAAGGTCTTGACATAGCGCCCCATCGTGGGATTGCCCCAGACGGACGCGCCGAGCATGAGCGCCACGGTCTTGCCGGTCCCCGAAAAGCCCATCAGATGCACGAAGAAGCACAGCGCGCCGAGCGGTTTGACGAGCGGGGCGGCGAACGATGCCGCGAGCGCGATCCGGGCCGCCTTGCTCCCACCGGACCTGATTTTCCTGACAAAGTCGAGCCACGCGTCGTAATCGCCATGTTCCTGAAAGTCCTTTTGCAGCCGCGTGAACTCTTCCGAGTCGCCGTCGAACAGCACGTCGCCGTCGTACGGGGCAAAGTAGTTCCCAGGGAGCCAACCCATGTGGCTCGTGGATCGCGCGACGGGCATCTGCTCATAATTCATCGCCTCGACGTCGGAGAGAAACCTGACGACGTCACGGGCGTTTTCTGAATTGACCGCGATGCCATTCCGGGCCAGAGACACGATCTTCTGGCTTGAGGCGACCGTCTCGCGCGGCACGACGATCTGATGCCACTCGTCCTCGCCGCGCTTGTACGCCACGGCCAGCTTGTGTTCGCCGGTATCGATGTCGATGCTCGTCCTGACGGGCAATATCGGGTGCGATATGACCTCGATCTCCTCGCCCATGTGGCCGAACTTCCTGACGCCGCGGTCGTCGCAGATATACTCGCCGCACTGCATCACAGCCGGTTGGTCCGGAAAGTTCGTCTCATTGCGCCCTGCGACGTTGTTCTGCGGCGTGACGGTCTCGACGTAGGCCTTCCAATAGGCGCGGAACTGAGTGACCTTGACGCCCAGCTCGGACGCCTTCTGGATCAGTTTGTTCAGGGCCTGCGCCGCGAGGAACTTGTTGCTGCCTTGCAGATGATACAACCATGCGTACGGCTTTTCGGTGTCGAAGTCTTCTTTTGTGAACTCAGGCACGAGCCTGGTGGTTTCTGCATTGACACTCATATTGTTCCTCCGTCACGGCCAACGTGGCCAGGTGCCCCATCTTGGCGCGGCTGTCGCACCACATCCTGACGCCGAGCTGTTTTACGCGCCAACAGAACGAGTAATCCTCGCCAAGCCCCATCATGGGCGTAAAGGGCAGTCCGAACTGCTCACAGACCCTTCTGATGAGTCGCGTGCTCGTCATGACGCCCCCGAACCCGCTTGCGTCGATCTCGAACAGGCTGTCGCGCGGGTAGTCGGCATAGAGTTCCGACACGATATGCACGTCGTCACCGTGACAGTCGTACTCAAGGCGCTTGTTGATGACCGGCTTTGTCGGCAGCGTCCTCATAAAGCAAAGCCCGCTGACGTAGTCGAGGTCTTCTGATTCCATATCGTCCGCGAGGATCTGAGCAAAATCAGGCGCGAACGTCATGTCGCTGTCGATCCACAGGACGCGGTCGAACCCGCCGTCCATCGCGGCCCCAGCCAGCTCGTTGCGCCCGTCATAGGTCATACTTGAACGTGAGAACATGACGTTTGTCGGGCCGATCCTGTTGAGGCGCAGAAGCGACGTCACGAAGTCGGTATGTACCATTTTCAGCGCCGGGACTGCGATCAGCGTTTTCTGATTCGTTGGCATTCGGATACCTCTCTTCCATTATAGTTAAATGCGCGGAATACGTAAGGTTGTGTTCCATTTTGCGTAAATCCCGCATCTGATCATGACTTGAGCCTTTTCCTGATTCCAAGGCACTTTGAGCAGGTGAGCCGCCCTTCGACGTCACGCTCTCCGCCGCACCGGATGCATCGCCCTTCCTTGCGCCACGTTTCGATGCGGCGTCTGCAATTATCCAGCATGGCCTTCACGCAATCATGGCAGTAGGCGCGTCCGCTTTCCGTTTTCGCGCGCCGACAGCGGACGCATACGCCTTGATCCTTGTACCATCGATACAGCGCCCGACCGTCTGTCTTGTGCTTCTCAGCGTGCGCCCTGCCGTATTCCTTGATCCGCTCCCGGCACGCCTCGCACAGGCTGCCATTCGGCCTTGCTTTTCGCTTCTGGCACACGATGCATATGCCGCGGTTCCTGTACCAGTCGGTCGTTTCCTTGTCTCGCGCCACAGGCATCCTCCTTCATATCCACTGTCCTTCCAACTTCCCCAGCCAATCCAACCCCTCGACCGCCCACTCAGGCCGCATGTCGCCCTTCGACAATGTCTTCCACGCGATGATCGGCACCCGGTACACGTCGTGACGGTCGAACCTGACCAGTACGAACGCCGCGCCACCGAGGGCATCGACCTGGCACAGGTACTCCTGCTGATGCTCAGGCAGTCGGCTGTGATCGATGCGATGTCCGGCGCAGTCCTTTGCGTCGAACGCGACGAACCGACCGCCCGCGGTCACACCGGTGAAGTCCACGATGCCCTTGCCGATGACGCGCGCCCACTTGCCGTCGCTGACGGGCTGGGTGGGCACATAGTTCTTCTCGATCCGGGCCAGCCCTTTTCGGGCGTACAGCGCGTGGACGACCATCAGCTGCTTTTCAAACTCCATGCCCCGGTTTGCGGCGCTTTCCCTCTGGCCGGTCATGCCCTTGAGGAGCGACATCTGACCGGACCGTGTGGTATAGACCATTTGATATCACTTCCTTTCGGCGCAGCCCTCGCACCTGACGCCGATGACGGCGCGCCTGCGTCTGCACCGGACGCAGACATGGCGCTCTTTGAGCCACAGGTACTCCTCGCGCTTCTTTCGTGAGAGGTCCTCGCTGTGTTCGCGGTGCCATTGGTTGACCCTTTGGCGGCAGGCCTCGCAGTACGCGTGGCCCTCGCGCGCCGGGGCTTTTCGGCAGTACGTGCAGATCCCGGACGCGCGGAGTCTGGCGTTCAGTTCAGCAGTCATGCCACTTGACCATCCTTCCGCAATGTCGGCAGAACCTGTCGCCCCGGTCTATCGGTTCATGGCACTTGCCGCACAGATACCACCGCGTCAGCATATCGCCGAAATCGACCGACGCGCCGGTGTCGGGCGATACGGGCGCGTTCTGCTTAAGCACATTCAGCGCGGTCTCGAACGCGGCGTGCATCTCGTGTGACGGTATGATCGAGCCGTCCGGCCACATGAAACTGTCGCCGTGCTGGCCGAGGATCACGATTGCCTTTTCAAAGTCTGTCATCGAATCAGTCACTCCATTCATCATCGTGATGGTCCGTCCCCAGACATTCCTTCAGGATCTTTCCGACCTCTGACGGACTGTATCTTATGGTTTCCCAAGCCTTGAATCTTTTGTCGCTCCGTCCTTTTGCCGCCATGATCGTCGAAACATCGTCGGCGGTGAACAGGCCCTCTCTGTCTTTGATGAGGTTCCTGAACCAGCGGTATACCGGGCATTCGTCGTTAATCACCGGGTCACATCTGCATACGGCGGTGCGGCACGGGCACCTGTCGAACAGCCAACAAGCCGCCATATCAGATCACCCCATAATACGGACACCCGTCGCTGTCGGGCGCGTCGTTCGGAATCTCGTCCAGCACCTTGCGCAAAGGGCACCGGCGCTGACCCTCGGTATCGAGGCCGCACAACATGCACTTTTCGCGCGCGGCGTTCATCAGGCCGTTGATCTGGCTGAACGTCAGGTACATGCCGTACTCGTCGTCCAAGCGTGCGTTACCGTATCGTGCGCGGCACCGGACTCCGGTGGTGTAACTGGTGTCCCTGAGCGTCCTGACGTAGGCCATGCGCTGTTCTTTCGGCACGGTCTCGACGAACGCGAGCAGCAGCCGGTCCAGAGCGGTCTGGCACAGCCTCAAATCGCGCTTGAGGTGGGGGACGAGTTTGTACCGCTCCTCGCGCAGATCCCTGACGGCGTTCGTGACGATCTGGTCCGCGACGCCCAGCGTGCCGAGTATCTCGCGTTCTGCGCCGGACATCCTCTTGATCTCTGACATGATCGATCTCTCCTATTCATAATGACTGTCTATCAGTTTGGCAAACTCGACCGCTGCGGCGTCGATGTCGTGCTCTACCAGCGCGATGTGTTTGATGCGCCGGTAGTCGTCGGCCCTGACGGTCCCGTCCATCGCGGCCTTGTTCAGCCGCGTGATGAGCATATTGGCCGCGGCGTATTGCTCCGCACCGGCGAGGTAGTACGCGGCGTGCGTATCAGTCCTGCGGCGCATGTGACGGTCACCTCCCGCTCGATCCGAACCCGTTGCTGCCGCGCTCACCGGCGTTGATCTCGTCCACGATCTCGATGATCGGATCGTGCCAGATCGGTATGATCACAATCTGCGTGATGCGGTCACCGGCCCTGACGGTGTAATCCTCGTACCCGTCGTTGTTCAGTTTCACGAGGATCTCGCCGTCATAGCCCTCATCGATCAGCCCCGTCGAGGTGATGTCATGCCTCACGTTCAAGCCGGACTTGCTCACCAGCACTCCGCACGTTCCCGGCGGCAGCTCGACGTGCACACCGGTGTGGAAGACGGCGCTACGCCTTGCCGGGACGGTCTTGGTCTCGCGCGAGCGGATGTCGATGCCCGCGTCGCTCTGGTGTGCCCGCGTCGGTGGGTACGCGCCTGGGTCAAGTTGGAATCTCATGGCAGATTAACGCCTCCTTACTCTTTTCATCGCCCGACAGTAGCTCTCCCACGTCAGCTCCATCTTTTCGATGTTGGCCTCTTTCTGTTTCCGCGCTTCGGATCGCTACGCCTCGAACGCCTTGTACCTATCACATCTGACGTGGCAGTCCGGAGGCGTGCGCTCAGTGCACCCAAAGCACGGCACACTCTCATTCCTTCGATTCACGCTTATCACTTCCCCTCGGTCTCGTATTCCAGCGCTTGACCGCCTCATCCGGTTCGAAATACCAGCCGATGCAGATACTACAGACCGGGCACGCCACGCCGTAGCGTGGCACGCCCTCCATCCCGAATTGCGTGTGGCGCAGGGTCGGTGCGCCGCCGCAGAAGGGG